ATTGAATAGCATCCAGCAAGGGAAAAAATAAGGAAAGAAAAAAAAGCAAGTTTGAAAAGTTTCATGGTTTAAGGTTTAAAAGTTGGCCCGAATTTCACGGGCCTAAATTCTTGGTTATGCTTCTTCGTATGGTTCAAAGGTTTCTGCTTCATGGTATGAATCAAAAAAGTGTTCCTCTCCTGTGTTCCAATCGTTCACAAGGTATTCAACTGAACGGCCCAACATTGAACAAATGGAAATCCCATTTTCTAAGGCTATATAAACATATCCAGAATTTGAATTAAAGCCAATTTCCAGAATGTCCTCATTTGCTGAAAATTCGGCATAAGCGGAAAAACACAGGGCAAGGCCTTGAGCCTCACAATATGCAATGTGAGTGGAACGAAACCCGTTTAACTGCAAAGGCGAACTTAAAAACGCTGAATTAATCATAAAAAAATGGTTTAAGGTTTGAGAAATGAAGGTAAATAGCTAAATGTTAAAATGGTGTTAAAGGGTAGTTAAAGCTCTGTTAATGCTTTTGCATGGTATTAATTTAATCCGAAGGCACAAAGCAAGCCAAGTGCAAAGGCTGAAACAATGCCAACAATGGCACAAATAAAGTCTGAAACGTTGTTTTTTTCTTTTTCTGTCATTCTGTACATGGTATAAGGTTTAAGGTAAAAAAAACGGGTTTAAGGGTTTCCCGTTCCCTGTATTGGTTATGCTTCAAATTGGCCAATAAAAAGTTTACCACCTTGAAAACTTGGTTCGTATTCTCCATGGCTTGCCATCATGTCATCGGTTTCAAAGAAATCAGAAGCAGCGGCAATACGCAAAGAGTGGTTAACGCAAATAACTGGAAATTCATCACCTTTCAAGGGATGCTCAACAAATTCTATTTCTTGTCCAAGTGAATTGGTCATGCTTCCGTAACTTGTCGGCTCAAGGCTCATTAATTTTTGATAGTTCATTTTTTGTATGTTTTAAATTTGAAACACGAAAATACAGGGCCAAATGTTAAATTGAGCACAACACCTTGTTAAAGGTAAGTTAATAACATGCCATGTCAGTTGTTAGCGTAATTAATACAGGCTAATTAACAGGCTGAAATAAACAAGTAAGGGCAAAGTATTGAACAGGGCAGAAAACGGGCTGTAATTGTCTGCAATTACCTTACAACAACATAACAAAGTATTTACATTCCTTCAGCATTTTCCCTATCATCTTCTGGCCTTGTCTGGTTTGGTTTGGATTATTTCTTTATCATGCATCTGGAAAAATAGTTTTAGTTTTTTAGTGGGCTGGAATTATATGGATGGGGGAACAAAAAACAGGAATAATAAAACATATTAACAAAAAAAGTAATATGTCTTTCTCTTGTTAAAGGTATGTTAAAGCGTATATGTTAAAGAAACGTTAAAGCAAATTAGAGCAAGGTACACGGGTTAGGGATTTTGGTTTGCACCCCAGGGGGGTTGAGTGGCGCGGAGGGGGAGTACCACTATTGCTAGCATATCTCATACCACTATTATGAGTACATCTTACCACTACACTTGTATGCACTCTTCAGCATACATGCGTTGGAATACAGTGATAGTATATATTGTTTGTCCTCTGAAACGTAGTGTGGACGTGAAAACATGTGTACGTTTTGTATGCAAAAGTGTACGTTTTGTATACTATTCCACCGTAATAGAATTGTATATATTTTGTATTGTAGTATATTTTTTGTATATTTGTAGTATGAGTATAAGCAGAAGAGAGGTGTATTCAGCCAATCCATTTAAGATAGAGCATAAGCATATTGTTAGGATGCCTAAAAGAGATGGGAAGGAGGTTGTAGAGATGTGTAATGCTGATATGCAGAAGCATATACGGGTATTTCCAGAAATGTATGATGACATGGAGTTACTTAGTGCAATGGCATTAAAGCTTCTTGTTTACATATTCAGCGAATTGAAGGATGATGTGGATGATGTTTTTATAGACATTGATGCGTTTATTAGATTTACCAATAGGCGCAAAATAGGAGGTGACGGTCAGAAGCCTATAACAAATAAGGCTGGCATATATAGGGGTATAGATGACCTTATAGAAAGAAATATAATAGCTAGAAAGACTGGAGATGGGAAGCAGTTCTATATTAACCCAGCTAAGTTTTTCTGTGGCAGCAGGGATAGGTGGTATGAAAAAATGAAGAGCATACCAGTTGAAATGAGGAGTATTTTGATTGACATAAGAATTAATGGACAAAAAGGTAAATGGTAGACTATGACATGTTATATTTGTTCTAATCCAGCAACTAATTCCATAAGGGTACACGATTATGTGACATTCTCTTATTGTGATGTACACAGTTCTGATGTAACCATAGGTATAAGTGACTATGTGCTTACTGGTACACTAGACAGGCTAGAGGGGTTAAAAGAGGAATACAACACTAAGTTCAAAGGTTCAGCGTATAGAGAGTTTGAGAAGTGTAAGAGAATGGGTGAAATGATGGAATATTCAGACAGTAGCGTAACAGAACAGGGTTTATGATGAATAAATTATAAATACATGTTAAAAAAAGCTTATAACCAAGGGTACGAAGATGCTAAAGTAGGGCATGTTAACGATGCTGATGAATATGCAGCAGAGATGGAATATATGCTTGATGGGTATATTGAAGATTCAGCAGTAGCCGAATGTGACAAAATGTGGGGGTATGGAAGTGGAATGGAACAGGCGTTTATAATGGGTGTTAAGTGGGCGTTGAAAAATGCATAATCAGAAGTGCATAATGTGCTTTATATTGCACAATTATATGCATTTGATTGCTTTTTATGACAATTTGTAATACTATATGCATTTAAATGCACTATTATGAGGATTCTCCACATCAGCGACACCCATGGCTACCATCAAGACTTAAAAGATTTTGATGACATAGACATTATTGTCCATTCTGGAGACTGCTCCAACTGGAGAGACACAGCTCGCAACTCTATTGAGGTATTTAACTTCCTAGAGTGGTACGCCAATGTTCCTGTTACCCATAAGATTTATGTTGCAGGAAATCATGACACCAGCATTGAAAGAAGGATTTATAGGAAAGAACACTTCTCCGACAGGGGTATTACCTACTTAGAGCATGAAGGAATTGAGATTCTTGGCTTGTATTTCTTCGGTTCTCCATACACCCCAACATACGGAGAATGGGCGTTTATGAAAGCCAGAGAGAAAATTAATAAGGTATGGGACACCATGCCAGAAGACATAGACATTCTAATTACCCATGGCCCGCCTAAAGGAGTACGGGATTTAACAGAAGAGTATGGAGGAGAATTGAAGCAATGCGGAGATTCAGCGCTGATGAAGTGGATTTACAGGAACGAGCCTAAAGTTCACATGTTTGGACACATCCATGACATGAAGGGTATTAATAACCAAGGAATAGGTAGGTATTCAAAAAGTCCTACTACGTTCTCAAATGCAGCTTGTGTAATGGACGGGAGATTCGATTTAGGCTTAACTTCGTTTGGAAACATCATACAAATATGACAATATACGGACAAGTACCCAGTAAAAGCAATGGGTACAGGATTATTACCATAAGGGGACACGGTTCACTAGCCAAGACTAAGGAGCTGAAGGAGTATGAGGCAAACTTTGCCCTACAATATAAAAGACATAATAAAATTTTAGGTAACTTTGAGGTTGAGGTAGATGTTTACTTTCGGAGCAACAGGAGTGATTTGGATGGCATGTTTAAGGTTTTTCTAGACTGCCTACAGAAAGTGGAAGCAATAGACAACGACAGGTATTGCATGAAGATTGTAGCTAGAAAGTTCGTGGACAAGGAGAATCCTAGGCTAGAATTTAAAATAACAAAGATTGAGTAATGGCTAGAATTAAAATTAAAAAACCATCAACGGTTCCTAAAAAAAATATTCCAACTAATCTTTTAAAAAAAGACAAAGTAGGGAGAACGTTTATTGGAACTGCAAGCCAATTTGTTCCGGGATATGAAACGTATTTAGACGTAAAGGATATTGTTGTTGGAGCTGCGAAGGGGGATAAGAAAAGGATGAATCAAGGAGTTGTTGGACTCGGCCAACCATTTGCTGGCAAGGCAATGTCTGGAGCGTTAGATTATGCAACAGAAAAGACATTGGGGAAATCTGCCGCTGATAAGAATCAAGAAAAAAGAGAGTCTATTCTTGATATGACAACAAACGAAAGAATTGCGCTTTACAAAAAATATGGTAGAGGTGGTTATGACAAGGCAAAAAGCGAACAAAATACTAAACCTATTGCAAAAAAATAAAAAATGGCAAAGGCTACTGGTTCAGCAATAGAAAAAGGGAGCTCTTGTGTATATCTTTTAAATAAAATAGTAGGAGAGCCTGCTGCGTATGTAGGCTCCACATTGAATAAACAAAATAGATTCAAGCAATACGTTACGGCAAAACCAAAAAGATATATAGAAAATTCTATAAAAAAATACGGGTGGGATGCATTTCAGAAAATAGAAATAGATGTAAATCCATCGTGCGAAAAAGAACTTAGAGCGTGGGAGAATTTTTATATAGGACTTTTTGGAACGCATAATAAAGATAATGTAGGATTCGGGATGAACATAATTCGCAATCCAACAATTTCCATATCAAAAGACGCTGATGTTGCTAAAAAAATATCTATAAGCCATACTGGCAAAAGGCTTACAGATGAGCATAAGGAGAGAATTAGACATTCCACAAAGGGTAAAATTAATGTTGGTATAAAAAGGCCTTACCTATCGGAAAGAAATAAAATCATAAAGCCTGCGCTAGGAAGAACGGGAGAGAAACATCCTATGTCCAAAAAAATTTTTTGTATTTTTGATAATATAACGTTTGAATCCACGCAGGAGGCGGCCGATTATTATGGAATTACTAGGCAGGGAATGAGATATAGAATCAAAATTCAGCCTACAAATTATAGGTATTTATGAAAAAAACAAGTACTAATGGAAGGCCAATTTCTTTCGGAAAAAGAAAGAAGGGGAAAGCAAAGAAGTCGAAAAATAAACACGACAGAAAGTGATTACCCAGAAGTTCATGGGCAGAGGTCAGCTGATTAATAGATTATCAGCGCAAGTTGGAAGCAGAGAGAAGGCTATTAGGATTTTGCAGAATAGAGGACACTTGATGGCAGATGGCAAAACACTAACGGAGGAAGGAAAGAGGAGAAACGCGATGACAGCGGAGGAAAGGTCAAATGACAGGGAGGCAAAGAAGAGTGGAGAATCAGCAAACATGTTTATATATAACCCAATAACAAATACGTCAACAAGGAAATATGAAAAAGGTTAAATTGAAAAAAACAAAGAAGTTCCCAGACATGAGCGGTGATGGGAAAGTTACAAAGAAAGACATTTTAATAGCCAAAGGAGTAATAAAAAAGAAATAACATGGCAAAGATTAAAATGAAGAAATCCGTTCAGAAGACTCAAGAAGATGGTAAAGGTACTTATATGGCATTTTCTACAGGAAGAGTAGCAAGGACTAATCCTACTTATAAAAATCTTGGGACTACAGAAAGCATGGACACCACTGGGTACTCTAAGGGTAAAAAAGATTTTACATTAACAAAGACGTCAAACTATAGTAAAAATGTTGAGAATAAAAATGTAAAAAGTAAAGATGTTCCATCTGTTATAGCTAGACTAAAGGAAGGGGCAACTAGATTTGAAGACTTTAGAACATTGGCTCAAAAGAAAAAAAATAGTTTAAAATAAATAAAATGGCAAAAGCAACAAAAGGCCTCGGAAAGCCAATTCCTGTTAATCCAATAGCAGCAATGGTTAAAGAGGCTCTTAGAAGAAAAGAGGAGGCAAAGATGGCTAAGACCGTAAAAGGTCAGGGAGTAGAAATGTCAGAATCTGGTTCTTCTGCTGTAGAAAAAAACTGGAGGCCTAAGCAAATTGAATCAACAAGAGCAATGATGGCTGGCCCGTCTCAAAGACAAGCAACTGCTAGCAGGGCTGAAATGGTTAAAGAAGGATTCTTTACCGAAAAAAACGGAGATTTGATTCCTACTAAAAAATACGAAGAGTATAAAAAATCTGGTAAACTTACCGGTAAATATAACATTCAATAATAAATAATATGCCACAGGAAAAAAGAAAACTAACAGAAGCTGAAGTAGGAATGGCTAAGTCTTTGACTAAGCTTAAAACACCTATGACTAAGAAAGAAGAGTTGCAGGCTGTAATTCAGCGTGCCAAACTATTGAAAGAGAATAAAGCTCTTGGCGCATCAAAGCCTAAGTACACAGGAAAGGACATGACTCCTGTAATGATGACAAAGGCTTATGAAAAAAGTATTGACAAGCCAACTGCCTCTAAAAGAATCGTTGGAGTATTTACAATGAAGAAAAAATGAGTGTAGCCGTAAAAACAAAACCTGCTCTTTGGGAGGCAGCAAAGCAAGAAGCTAAAAGCAAAATGGGTGGCAAACACTCTGCTAGGGCAATGCAACTTGCTGTTTCCATATACAAGAAGAAAGGTGGCGGCTACAAAGGGGCAAAAAGCGAATCTAATAAATTGTCAAAGTGGACTAAGCAAGATTGGAAGACATCTTCTGGGAAGCCTTCGGAGGGCAAAAGAAGGTACCTTCCCGGAAAGGCTTGGTCTGCTTTATCAGCGGCTCAAAAAGCTGCTACCAATAGAGCGAAGGCTAAGGGCAATAAGGAGGGAAAGCAATTTGTTGCACAGCCTAAGTCGGTAGCCAGCATAACTAAAAAGTATAGGTAATGTGTCCTATACATTACATAGAATTAGACGAGGAAGGGTTTTGTAAAATATGCCTACAAGAAAATAATATATGAAAGTTAAACTGAACAAGAAACTGGAGAAAATGTATGAGCATCATGAGGAAATGATGGACTTGATTGAAGATGCTGAAGAGCAAGTTGGTTTGAAAAAGCTAGAAGAAGAATACGAAAAAGAAGAAGAACATCTTAAAAAAGCTGCATTCGCTATTGCGGTTGCTAAAATGAAAATGTATGGCAAAGGTAAAGCTGAAAAGGAAGGATAGGAAAGAAGTTGATAGCGTTCTTAAGGCTAACAGAGGAAAGGAGTTTGTTGAAAGGATGTTTGAGAAAAACACTAAAAGCATTCCAGACCCAGATGAGAAAGGTTATACAATGACTCATAAAATGGAGGTTTCTGACGGGAAGGCATACCCAAGAGTAGTAAACCAAGGAGGCAAGTTGAGTTATTTGAGTAGTGATTCTGCATACAACTACGCTATGAAAAATAAAGAGTATATACAATTTAAGAATGACGATGATGCGGTAAGGTTTACTCAGAATTATAAAGGTGGTAGAAAAGTAAAAATAGGTAAATAATATGGCAAAGGTAAAACTAAAGAAAGCTATTGAGTACAATACGATTGTACCAAGACCAAAAAACAGGACACAGAAAGGACAACTTATTGTTGGAAAACAATTTGAGGTCAAGCCTGTAGCAAAAACAAAATGAGCGCATTAGACACACAAACCGGAGGGTCGCACTATAAAAAGTATGCCATCCAGCCTATAGAGTTCATCAGCGCAAACAACCTTGATTACTTTCAAGGAAATGTGCTGAAGTATGTCTGTAGGCATAAGGACAAGAATGGAGCAGAGGACATTAAAAAGGCCATTCACTATCTTGAACTTATTTTAGAACTACAATACACAAACCATGAAAGCAAAACGCAGGAGTTTAATCGTCAAAGCGAATCTTGAACAGAAAGAATCGCATGAAATTCAGATGCCAGATGGCAGCACTATTAGCATTTACCTAGGAAGAAAGTTTGGAGAAAACAACAGGGAGGTCTACCCTAACGTATGCGAGGTTATAAGCGTTGGAGAAGACGTTTCTGGCGTTTCCGTAGGAGACAAAATAATCCTACACCATAACATCCTGCAAAACGATGCTACCCATATTAAAAAAGAAGACGGCTATGTGTATGTAGGAATAGTGGCCGACAGCCTTATTTACGCAAAAATTCTAGAAGATGGAACACTTGTTCCGTTGTTTAGAAACCTTATAGGGGAAAGGATTATTAAGGAAAAAGTTTCCCAGTTTGAATATGAGGACAAGACAGAACAACAGAAGTTTAAAATTCTTTCTGTTCCAGAAGACTACACAGATGTAGCAGCAGGAGACACAATCCTAGCCTATAAACTGTCCGACTACGAAATGGTTTACCATCACAACAACAGAGAATGCAGGGCAATCAGAATAGCGGCTGACGACATTCTTGGAATATTCAACTAATATGAAAGACAGAATAAAGCAGCTTGAAGAGGAGATTCTCCTTTACAAGCAAGATGGCATGCATGCCCTATATTTTTCCTTAAATCGTAAAATGAACGAGTTAGCCTCTTCAATGAACGACTTTAGGCTTGACTTCAAAAGTGACGACAAGTCATTTGACAGGTTCCAGAAAGTAACTGGTTCGGTAAAAGACATGGTAGAATCAGCGGCTTGGTTACGGAATAACTATATGAAAATGTCAGAAGAGGAAGCAAGGGAGGCTGAAAAGAAAGGAATACCGCTCATTGAGCTACTGGCAAAAACCAATAAAAAATGAGCAAGGAAAGAACCATAAGGCACAAAGGACTTGACTTAAAGTTTACCATAGACACAAGCGAGCTTACCGATAGGATAAAGGAGCAGTATAAGCCTATTATAGACAACCTCAAAGAACTACTAAATAAGAGGGATGAGTATATAGCCAAAATGCATCAGATGTCTAAGGCTACAGACATCACCATGTTCATGTTTGTTAACGGTTTACGAATTGCGAAAAAAGCAAACAAGGCATACGGGTTCAGCGAAAAGCAATATATGGCACTTTCGTACCTGTCTGGAACAAATATGTGTAAGATTGAGTACCTTTCTAGGTACTTACTTAGGATGGGCTACCCTAAAATCCTAAAGCCGGAAATAGCTAAACTCATAGAAGAGGGGTGTATAATCATGCTGAATGAGAAATACTGCGCTATTACAGACAAAGGAAATAGCGTAATATCAGCAATCTATAAGGCGTATAGACAGGACATAGACTTCTACATGAAGAACAAAAAGCCTTCAAGAAAGACATCTATTAAGAATACCACAAATAAATATACAGAGGAAGAGAGGGAAAGGAGGGGTACCGCCTATAGGCTGATGATGCGTCCATTCTGGGATGGAGGGTATAAGGTAATCCCTAAAAATAAGGACTTGAGGGTGAAATATTTGCTTGGCTGGATTCAAAAAAGAAAGGATTCTGGGCTTTTTGTTGACGACATATATATGCGCTTCGTAGAGAAGTGGTCTGCCGTAACCCCGTTTGCGAAGCTATAGTCCGCTAAATAAACTATATTTGTCTTAATAAAAAGAATAATATGCAGTTCTCAAGTATGGATGAACTCCTTAGTATGTCTATTGACGCGCCTTCTAAGAAAAGAAGGATGGAGTACGGATTAAAGGTAGCACAAGGTATTTTCAATTCAGCTGATAGGAATACCGATGGGTATTACGGGAAGCGATATAGGCAATGGAGAGCGAATAGAGAGTTCAGCTATGGAACAAATAGCATGAAGGAGTTTATGGACTTGATGCGTATTGAAGGCAACCAGTCCTATATTAATCTTGACTGGACTCCAATTAAAATTGCTCCAAAGTTTGTAGAAATACTTCTTGGAGGATTTATGAATAGGAAGGAAGTTCCAATCGTAAAGGCGGTAGATGACATGAGTACCTCCGCCAAGGAAGAAGAAAAGCAGGAAGCCAAGTTCCGCATGGACAATAAGGAAAAAATCATGCAGATTGAGGCTGAAATGGGAGAAAAAATAGAAACACAGAAATATATTCCAGAAGACGAAGATGATTTGGCGCTGTATTTTGACATGGAATACAGACTTCCAGAAGAAATTTTGTTTGAGCAGCGTATCAAAAAGGTATTTGACGACAACGACTATCCCGTAATAAAGAGGAAGATTATTAGGGATTTGATTGACTATAATTTTGCTTGGACAAAACTAGGTTATGACGCAAATGACAATATTAAAATAAGGGTTCCGAAGCCGGACAACATGATTTATAATGTGTTTGAGTACGACAACGGAAAGGACATCTCTTATGTAGGCGAGGTTTACCCTATGAAACTTTCTTCAATCAGAAGAAAATATAACATTGACGAAGAGACTTTGTTCAAATTGGCTCAAAAGGCCTCAAGAGAACTGAAGCGCAGCGAGAATCTTTATTGGAAGGATTCGTACAAATACACAGAAGTTCGCCCGTATGACGACTATTCTATATTAATATTTGATTTTGAGGTTAAGAGTGTAGACGTAGAATATTCCGTAAAGACTGAAAACAAGTTCGGCAATATGCTGGTTGTTCCAAAACAAGGAAAGCCAGTTGCTCCTAAAGGACAGGAGATTGTTGGAGAGGTTATTGAGACAAAGAGAATGAACATATACCAAGGAATTTGGGTATGCGACACCGACATTATGCTGAAGTGGGAAATTAGTCCTAATCAAATTAGGCCTTACCAAAACGGAGTAGATGTATTCTTCTCTTATTCTGTAATCAGCCCGAATGCAACTGGCTCCCTTATTCCTTCAATGATTGAGAAGGCTATGGGCCCTATAAGGCAAATGATTCTTATTCGCCTTAAAATGCAGCAGCTTATTGCTACAATGCGACCAGACGGTTACATGATTGACATTTCCGGAATGAGGGATGTTGACTTAGGCCTTGGAAACTCCGTAGAGCCGTTGAAGCTGATGAAGATTTGGGACCAAACTGGTAGGGTTTATTGGGATTCAACCGGAGATGACGGAGAAAGAAAAGCACCTCCAATCACCCCATTGCCATCTAATCAGAATGTTTCAATGCTGAATACCTTAGTTTCTCAATATAACTTTGAGCTAGAAAGGCTTAGAGAAGAGATGGGTATTTCTGAATTTAGGGATGGTTCATCTATACCAGCAAAGACTGGACTTGGTGTAATGCAACAGCAGATTCAAGCGTCAAACAACGCTACAGAGTATATTTACCAAGCATGCGTTCATCTTCTGGAGGAAACTGGAAGGAAGATTTCAATGATGCTTTGGGATTCAATAGTCCTAAAAGCTAAGAAATTTAAAGAGTTTGAGGGTTATGAAATGAGTCTTTTGGACATGACTTTTGATGTAAGGGTGAACATGGTTAATGACGACCAGAGCAGAGCAGAGCTTAATCAGCTTATGAATACTGCGCTTGCGGCCGGAGCAATTACCTATGAGCAGGCGTTCAAAATCAAGAACATTGAAGATGTTAAGCTGGCTGAACTGTACCTTGCCAGAAGCATGAAAAAGGCTAAGAAAGAAGCTCAAGAAGTCGCCCAACAGAATGCTCAAATGAATGCCCAGATTCAGCAACAATCAGCAGCTGCAAAAGCTGAAGGAGATGCGCAACTGGAGCAAATGATGGCAGAAAGCAAGATTGCTGTAAATAAGAGCAAAAATGACGGAGACAAAGAAATTGAGCTGATTAAGTTTGCTACAGCAATGTACACTTCTGTAGTAGGAAAGGGAGTTGAACTCCCAGCAGACATCAAGCAATTCGCTGATTCTATACTCGGAAACGCAATTCAGCCACAACTCCAAGAGCAGGCTATGCAGGAACAGGCTGCAATGGAACAACAAATGGCAGCAGAACAAGCTCCAGAACAGGTAACAGAAGAACAGATTACGGAAGAAATTCCGCCTCAATAACTAGTTTGTGTGTGTTTTCATGGTTACGGGCGAGGTTTATACCTTGCCCTCTTTTTTTGTTATAAGAAAAAATAATATATATTTGCTTATAGTTTAAGGACAAGTAAATCCTAAAAACAAATAATTTATGGAAATAGTAGACATCGTGCAACAGTATGCACAAACTCAAGAAGCTCCACAACCACAGGAAACACAACCAGAAAGTTCTTTACCAGATGAAACGACAAGTACAGAGGTTACTTCTTCTGCTCCTCCAGAAAGTATTTCCAATGAGTCTGCTTTTGAATCGCTGCTCACGGGAAAACCAAATATTCAAGAGTCAGCAGTAGAAAGCGTACAACCGACTGAGCAAGCAACTGAACAACCAGTTCAGCCAAGTGAAGATGTAATTCAAATGAGTGCATCAGACCTTGAAGACTCTAGCGGAATGGATGATGTTATTGATGAGGATGATTTCATCAAAAGCAAAACCGAAGGAAAGTTTTCTTCATGGGACGAAGTGTATGCGGCTATAGAACAACAGTCGCAACCCAAGTTTGAAAACGAATTGTCAGAAGCCGTCTATCAAATGCTTCTTGAGGGTAAAACCGAAGAAATATTTGAAATATTAGGAACTAAGCAGTTTGCTGCCGATGTTCAGAATATGGAAGACGAAGACGTTTTGAAGGCGTATATTAAAGTTCAGAATCCGGACTTTGACGACCAAGACGTAGAAGACGAATTTAATGAATCCTATGCTATTGACGAATATCAATTTGATGAGTCAAAGCTGAAAAGGGAACAAAAGAAGCTGTCCCAGCGCATCAAAACTGATGTGCAAGATGCGAAAGAGTTCTTTGAGAGTTTAGCTCAGGACATAAAACTTCCTGACTTTTCAAGGCAAGTGGAACAAGCGCCACAACAGGACACTGAGATGGAGGCAATGATTCAAGAACAAAGGTCATTGTACTTACAGTCCCTCCAAGGCGTAGAATCCAGAATCGGTACTTTGCCTTTCCAATGGAAAGACGAAAAGGCCAACATGTCTGTCAGTGGTAAATTTGACATCCCTGCGCAGGAGCTGTCAAAATACAGACAGGCAGCAGAGAACTTAGAAGACTATCAAGTAAACAGGTACTACAAAGACGGTCAGTACATGTCAGACAAGATGGTTAAAGAACTCTACATTGCCGACAATTTTGAGAAGATTTTAAATTCAGCAATTTCACAAGCGGTTAACCAAACTCGTTTAGAGATGCTGAAACAGAGCAAAAACATTCAATCAGAACAAACCACATCTGGTACATTTAAACCAAATGCAGCGGATGACGAGAGAGCAATGCTCGACCAGTTATTCATGGGACATTTAAGAAGACAGAGTTAATAACATTTAAAAAACAAAAAAATGCCTAATACATTTCCAGCATATAGCCAAGGCGCTATATCAAGTTCTTCAGCCAATAGGGCGCTGTTGAACGACCTTAACATTTTCGACCGTTCTTTCGAGAAAAACCTCGTTAGAAAATATGGCGCAGAGAACTATGCTATCGTACAGATGGCTCTTGGTAATTCAGTAGTTGAAGCTAAAAGCGACAACCGTTTGTTCTACCACTATGAGAAGCGTGGATTGCACCAAGCAGTTTCAGTAAAAGCAGCAGTTGTTGCTCCAGTAGCAGGCGCTGACGTTACTGTAACCATCGGTAGCTCTTCTGCAAGTACTTTTGCAAATGACCCTTCTTACTATAGCTCACAACTTCCTCTCCGTCCCGGTGAAGTAGTTCGTATTATGACTTCTGGTATTGAAGGTCAAGTTGTTTCAGTTTCTACAGGTTCTTATCCTTTGACTGCTGTAATCCGTCCGCTTGTTTCAACTCAAGCTTTCACTTCAGCTGGTTCTGCTAACCTCCTTGCATCTGATTTCTTGATGCTCCGTGGTGCTGTTAACATTGGCGAAGGTTCTACAGTTCTTAATGGCATGTCTCCAATCTTGGACAAGATTGAGAACACTACCACTGAGCACAGGGACGATTTCACCATCACTGACAGGGCTGCTATTGAGAAGAATGAAGTAGATTTCGGAAACGGAAACCAATACTACTACTACCTTGCTCAAGACGACATGAACCGCAGGTACATGAACAACGCTTTCTTCAAAATCATGGAAGGTGTTGCTGTAAATAACATTGCTGGTACTGTAGGTACAACTGGTGTTATTCCTCGCGTTGCTGCTAATGGTACTACCATTCAGTACACTTCTGGACAATTTGGTGGTGTTTCTGGAACTGACATGTCTAACATGCAAGCAATCACTCGTTCTTTGAACTTCTACGGTGGTTCTGGCGAGTACCATTTCTTGCAAGACATCTATCAGCGCCAAGAGGTAAACAACCTTCTGTTTGGTAAGTACGCTAACGGTGCCATCTCTTATGGTTCTGTAGGTGGAAGCCAAGAAGCTGCTGCGTCTTATGGATTTAGCTCCTTCATGATTGACGGTTACACTTTCCACTTCTTCTTGAACAACATGTTCAGCCCAGAAGCTGTGTACCACATCAATCCGGGTGCTTTGACTCCAGAGAAGCGCAACTATGGTGTATTGATTCCTCAAAAAATCAACAGCGATGCTAAGACTGGCAAACAGTTCCCTAGCTTCCAGATTGTATTCCAAGAGGTTAATGGCCAAAGGATTCTTACAACCGAAACTGGCATGCTTGCTCCGCAGAATAAGACCACTACTGCGAACAAGACAATCAGCATGTTGTCGTTCCCGGGTGTACGCGTCTTCGCTGCAAACCAATACGCTATCGTAGAGGGAGTTTAGAACTACTTGATTATCAATTAGTTATAAATAATAAAAGCTCAACCATTAATTTGGTTGGGCTTTTTATTTACATTAAATTTGTGCGATGTGTTTATTTAGTGTTTAGGGCTGGGTTTCTACCCGGCCTTTTTATATTAAAGTTTGGCACGTTAATTGCAATAAGTATATTTGTAATAAGTTTTTAAACTAAAAATTATAATTATGTCAAAAGCAACATCGGAGTTGGCAAGTACACCAACCCAAGGCGTGCAAACTTCTTTAAGTCTTAAGAAGCCAGCAGCCAAAAAAACAAAGAAGAGGCCAGACATGTATGTCTTTAGGCTGGTTCAAGAGCATCCAAAAACTCATGAAGGTTCAAGCATGTTTCCTCCAAGGTACATTATTACGAACCAAGACAATGTTCTATTTAATTATGGAACAGAAGATGAGCCAGATTTTCGTCCACGACAGATTAGGTATTTGGATGGTTTTCCTACAATTTTTGTAGATGAACAAGAAGAAAAAGGAAACATTACGGATGCTGTAACAGGAAATCCCAAAAATGTCATCAGCTTTGACAACGGGCACTTAGTAGTTCCGGCATGGAATAAGCCTCTATATGACTTTTTGATGGCAAGCAACCAGTGCGAACAAAACACACACAAACTAAAACAAGTAAAGAATACTTATAGGCTACTAGATTTTGCTAATACTGATGTAGATGTTGTAGAGATTGGAAAGAAAAAAGACTTAGCTTATGACATGGCCCGTAACTCCTCACTTGATGAGATGATTCCACACGCAAAATTCCTAGGTATTTCATTTGTTCATGCATCTACAGGAGAAGAAAGAGATTGGGATGCGGTTAGAGAAGATTATAAATCAAAGGCGCTTGAAAACCCAGAAAACTTCCTTTTATTTGCCAATAACCCTAGAATAAAGACTATTTTCTTGATTGAAAAAGCTTTGGAAAGGGGTGTAATTACGACAAATCTGGTAAAAGGACAGCTTCACTGGATGAGTTCTAAGCAGCTGATTACTCCGCTAGACACCAGCAAATCAACAAAAGAGGCAATTGCCGACTTTGCAACAACCGAAGAAGGCGATTCATTCATAAGAACATTGAAGGTTCAATTAAGTATGTAATGTTTTAAAGTTTAAGGTTTCCGAGGCCGGGTTTTTACCCAGCCTCTTTTTTTTTCTTATATTTGTATAAATTAGCATTCATGAATGTCAATGATGTTTATAGCTTAATGCGATTCATTGCAAGAAAGAATCAGCTGACGAGTTTGTCTCCAGCTGAATTTCAGTATGCTTTTAATGCAGGTAGTAGAAATTATTATGATTTTTTAGTTGGTAGAATAGAGCAATATAGGTACGACAAGCCAACTCCTAGGGTTGGACTTTCTATGACAGACAATGTTGTCAGCAGACTTGCTCCTTTTATGGTAAACGCTTCTCCGGCAGTAGCATCTGGCGCTGTTACAAAACCAGCAGGATTTAATAAGTTGCTGGCAATGAATACGCCAAACAACTATTCAATGAAGCGTTTTGAGCAGAATAGATTGGCTGAAAGGTTGCAAGATTCTATAGACCCAATAAATGAAGCAAATGCATTTTATGTGGAAGAATCTACTGCATGGAAAGTGTACCCAACAAGCCTCGCTACAGTCAGTTTGAAGTACCTTGCCTTGCCTACAGACATTGTATGGGCATATACACTAGATGGAAGCGGAAGGCCTGTATATAACCCCGTAGGAAGCGTAGACCCACAATGGAAAGACAACGACATTGATGAAGTCGTTGGCAGGGCTTTGAAAATATTGGGCGTTAGCATCAAAGAGGGCGCATTACTTAATTACGGCCAACAGGTCATACAATCTGGAGAATAATGGCAAGTACAACAAGGAAGCAGCTTATTGACAGAATACTCCGTTTTTATTACGATGGAGTTCCAGACGAGGCTGCCACAATTACAGAAAACGAAGTAGACTTGTACATAAATGATGCAATAGCTTCAGTTATGAATAAGCAAGCTATGGATGCTTATAATATTACTGGAATCATGTCTGTTCCAGAAGGGTATGTTACGACTTACACTATCAGCACCCCTTCTCTTAACGACCAGACAGGTTTCTATACTTCTACCATACCACATCCTCCAATGGGACTTCCCGGAGAATCTGGAGTAGTTGGTGTGTTTTTCGGAGGAAGGCTTGGGCAGAGTAAGCCCGTATTATATGTTGCTCCTCATGAGGTAGATTATTTTGCATTCATGCCAAAACCTCCTCAAGCAGCATTTTATTGGATTGAGAACTCTACAATATACTTCTGGTGCAGAACAGACTTGTCTCACATTACCGACACCATATATATAAGGATGGCAACAAATGTTCAGAGCAATAATTCAGCTGTATTGAATATACCTCCGGATGCAATTGATTTGGTGTTTAGTTCTGTAATACAGAAGCTGATGCCGAGAAAGGGAATAGTGCAGGATTTGATTAACGATGGTAGTGAAATAGCCTAAATAATAACAAATGCCAATAGAGAATCAAATAGAAAGAGATGTTAAGCTGTCCGACTGTGTAATGATGTACATAGACGAGAGCAAGCAAACCACTAAGGAGTTTAGAAGGTTGTGGGCATTGGCATTTAGGGGGTTGACAGACATTGGACTTGATGTTTCTTGGAGTCCAAAAACTACTCTTATAAACGTAAACGCAAACTTAACGGCAAATGTTCCTACAGACTTTATTGATTGGGTAAGGGTTGGCGTATTTAACTCTTCTGGAGAGGTAGCTACATTGAAAGTAAATGAAGAGCTTACTACTTATAGGGACACTGTTTCATCAAGGCTTTCTGACATTACCGCAGATGTTTCAAGCGTTGAAAGCTATAATCAATTCCCTTATGGATTAGGCGGATGGGATGATAGTGGGTATGAGCATTTCTTCGGAGCAGGAAGTGGGCTTATTCAAGCTGGAGAGTGCAAGTTTGACAAGACGAATAACTTAATAGTATTAGACCCTCACTTTGCATACCCTCAAGTTGTTCTTGAATACATCAGCAGTCCAATGATGGATGACGATTATGCCGTTGACTTAAAATGTCAAGAAGCGCTGATTGCTTGGCTGAGGTTTAAGGACATTCAGAGTTTGCCATCAAATAGAATGGTAAACGTAAGCGAAAAGCAATTTAGACAAAGAGAGTATTTTCTTCAGAAGAAACTTGCAAGAAAGAGGGTTAAGCCATTTAGACTACAAGTTTCAGAGCAATATAGCAGAGAATCACAACGCCTAGCAGTAAAAGGTTAAAATATAAATAATGCCTGTATCTGAAAAACAGTTTTCTGGAGTAATGAACTTGGACGACAACAATGACGTGTTGCCATCCGCCCATCATAAAGATGCAAAGAATATTGTATTTAGGGGTAACGGGAATACCCAGATTGCTCAAAGTGTTGTAGGTAATAGGCTGATTGCCAATACGCTACCAGCTGGAACTAATTCATGTATAGGGCATTATTATGACCAGCTGAATAATAGGGTATTTTACTTCAACTATAACTCAAATAACAATCACGGAATTTACATATATAATACAGTTGCTAAGACTGTTTCTCCATTATTTGTTTCTGGTATTAGCAGCACTACAGACATATTAAACTTTACTCTTACAGAACCAATTACTTCTATAAATATTATTTACGAAGATGCTTATGTAAATGATTCTGGAGGGAGTGTTCTTTACTGGGTAGATTCTTTGGGCAGGCCTTCAAAAATTAACATAGACAGGAAGCTTGCAGGAGTTTACGCTAGCTATGAACGCTCTTTTCTTGATGTAGCAAAGGCTCCTCCAACAATGCCCATTAAGTGTGCATACGAAAATGACAACAATGTAACGAGTAATAATCTAAGGAACTCGTTATTTCAGTTTATATATAGGTGGGTTTATGATGATGGAGAGAAGTCGGTATGGAGCACAGGAAGTGAAGTTCCGTTGCCATTATTTTCACAAAGTCAAGACGTTTCAGCTGACCAGAAGAAAAACTCAAGAATAAACTTATATTTTTCTACAGGAGACAAAACTGTAAGAAAAATAGAACTTGCGGTAAGAAAAGCAACAGACGGGGTTGTTTCTGATTACGCACTAATAACTTCCGTAAACAAATCAGAAGTTGGATTAAATCCAGACAATACCGTATATAATTATTTGTTCTATAATAACGCTTCTCTAACTCCAATAGATGTTGCTGAACAAACTCTTTTACAAGACTATGTTCCAAGAGAGGTAAAAGCTCAAGAGCTACTTAACGGAAATACGCTTATTTACGGAGGAATTAGAGAAGGCTATGATGCAATTATAGACGCTACATCTACATATACAACTAATTCAACCAACCAGTTTAATAAAATAAACGGATTATTATTCTTTGCTTCTCAGAATGGAGTTTCTTCTTATGGAAACTCTACTGATATACGAATAGTACTTACTGGCGCAGGAGTTAATGATGGTTCTAATGTTCCAACTACTGTTGTTTCTGCAAATGGGGCTACTTTTAATATTAAGTTGATGGATTCAGCTGGAGTTGAATATCCTATTACATACACCGCAGCTACTGACAACATAAATACAATACTTACTGGAATCGCAACGGCTGCTGCTACTTATGGCTTTATATCAAACATTGTAGGAAATCAGCTTGTTATTGGACTTGCCGGAACTCAAAACTGGCTACAATCTTCATACGCAACAACTACATATTCTGCCACTGCTTTCTCTTCTACATACAAAACAAACGTACTGCATTCTCATTTAAATTCAACTGATTATAAGTACGGAATAGTTTACTACGACTCTAAAGGAAGAACAAACGGTGTAGTGAAATCAGATAGACTAAAGGTTACTACAGTAAGGGATGCAGGGGGAACAAATATTCCATATGTAGACATTACTATTGATAGCGTTCCGCCAGATTGGGCATATTACTACCACATTGTAAGAACAGACAATTTAACGTATGGAAAAAACTTACAATGGGTTACTAATAGGGCATTCTATAATCCTGTAATTTACGCAAACTCTCCAACTAATTCTCGTATTGTATATTTAGGAATTTCAAATATGAGCCAATATAACGAGGAGATTCAAGCAACCTCCGGCTATATTGGGTATGATTATTCCCCCGGAGACAGGGTTAGGTTTCTTGAAAAGATTAGCCTAAATGGAGCTATAACTACATATAATACTGGAGTAGAAAAGGATTTTGAGATTATAGGACTAGAGGCAAATCCTAATATTAATGGCTATGTAGCAGAAGGTAATTATATTAAAATAAAATACCCGTCTTCGTTTACTGACGTAACATTCGAGTTCTTTAAACCAACTGACACGGGTGTAGTCATACCTACAACACAACTTGCCGAAGATTTTCAGAATTATAAAATTCAAATATACAATCCAAAAACATCAGCAAGTGCTAACGAAACGTATTTTGAAGTTGGAGAGCAGTATGCAATAGGAAAGCCAGCTACGGCAAATCGCTACCATGTAGGGCAATACCAGTCTCAGAAAACTGCTCAAGCTGCTGGAATAAGACTCACATCAGCTGACAATTTTTTTAGGTATAGGAATGTGCCAATAGGAGCAAATTACCAGTTTTCCGCAGGGCCATATACGCAAAATGATGGTTCTGGGTTTGCTGCGCAGTTTAGTACAGTTGTTATCAATGTATGGAACTCAGTAAACACACCGTACACAATAGACACAACTGCTTATGAAATAAGGTCTCAAGTGCTGCCTGCAAGTGCATGTAGTCTAATAGACGTACAATACCCGAATAGCGTAACACCAGATTGTTTATTTAGAAATAAATCTGCGGCAGCAATGACTGTTAGGGTTAGGGGAGTATTAAAAGCTAGCACAATCACCGCAAAACCACAATATATTGTATTGCACGCCAAGGTTGTAGACGCAGGAGGCGCTATAGTAACTACAGTTCTTCCACGCGGAACAATCAGCACTACAAACGAAGAGTATGAGTTTCCATTTGATGCAAAAATAGATGTGCGCGCTGGAGCAAAACTTTTTTTAATGACGGAATGCTCTCCTACAGCATCAAACTCTTTACTAGTTGGTGCATTCAATTTACAGGTTAGCGTTTTACGAAATGCGGAAATAAAGACAATTGAGTCTAGTTTCAGCGATGTTATTAGGCTTGAGTTGAATAATGATTCAAGGCCTCTTATATATGACGAAAATGCTAAAAATGCGTTTTACCCTACACTTGTTAGGTATAGTCTTCCTAGGAATGTAGGAACAATGATTAACCAAACAAATAGGTTCTTCCCTGCAAACATGGATGAATATGACAGGCAGAAAGGAACTATTCAGCGGTTTAAAATAAGGGGAAGCCAATTAAGAGTATTCCAAAGCAGAGGTGTTGGAGTTGCTGGTGTTCTTGAGAATATGATTTTCAATGCTGATGGTGGTGAAAATCTAATCCAAACCAATAAGATTCTTAACCAGATTCATTACTACCAAGGAGAATATGGAATAGGAAATCTAGCAACATCTCTAGCGTCCTCCTCAAATGCTGATTATTTTGTAGACCCAATAAGGGGCTACCAAGTTAGGCTTTCTCAAGACGGATTTACTCCAATCTCCGAACTATACAAGGCGCAGTATTATATTACAGAATTATCTAATAAGTATAGTTCCAATAAGGCTGGAACTCTTGGTGGCAATGCTAAGGTTTTGGGTACTTACAACTATTTTGAGGAAGAATATGTTTCCGTATTCCAAGGGTACGCAGGGCAGCCAAACACAACTCTTGCTTTTAACGAGTATAGGAATTGTTATACAGGCTTTTATGATTATGCTCCGGAAGCAATTACATCTGTAGAAGGAAGCACAATTACGTTTAGGAACGGAGGGCTTTATCTGCATGACAATACAAGCAATTATGCCACATTCTACGGAACTCAATACCCAGCATCCATAACTTTTGTATTCAATGAGCAGGGATTGATGAAAAAAGACTTTAATGCGATTTCGCTTGATTCTTTCCCGACTGCATGGACATCAGCCGCTTCTACGGACATTCAAACGTCTTTAGGACAGAATAGTAACCTAGTTGCGTCAGATTATGAGATTTACGAAGGATTCTACCATGCAGGACTTATGAGGGATTCTAATAGTATTGGCGGTGTGATTAATGGCGATTACCTTAAAGGCGCATGGCTACAGATTAAACTAAGTAACACAAGTAACAATTTAGTATATTTGTCTGGATTATATATGAATTATACTCCAAGTCAGAGGAACTTTTAAATAGTATTTTATGATAGGGGAAATATTAGGAGCGGCACAAAAATCAATTGGTACTGCAATAGGATTGGGCCAAGCTGTTAGTGGAATGATTGGCCAAAGAAAAGCAAAGAAAGAATTTCTTGGAGAATTTGAAAAACAGCGTACATATAAGGCTGACCCAGAAATTCAGAAAATGCTTGAAATGCGTAGGGGTAGGCTTGGAATGGGCCTTGGTTCGGCTTCTAGGCAATTAGCTGAACAAGGAATTGCGTCTTCTGCCGCACAAGCAACTTCAGCTGCCCAACAAATGGGAAGAGGAGCTGGACTTGCTGCAATTGGAGCAATACAAAAGGGGTCTCAAAAAGCTGGGCTTCAATTGGCTGGAATGGAAGAGCAGGCAAGAGAGCAGAATCTTGCAGGTTTTGAAAGGGCAGTAGGTGCAGCAAGTGCTGAAAGAGCAAGGCAATTTGCTTCTGAATCCGAAAAGGAACAAGCAAGAACTGCAATAAAAGGAGAACAACTTGCCGCAAAAAGAGCAGCTGTTTCTCAAGGATTGAGTGGTGCAATTGGTAGTGCAACAGGTGCAGCAATGAGTGGAGAAGATTTTTCATTCTCTCCAAACGCCAAGAGACTTGCAAGTAGGGCTACTAGAAGAGTAACAAAAATGGGCGCTCCTGCAATGTCTGGAGCAATAAGTCCAGCAGAAGCTGGAATGTTTCCGGGGTAAAAAGTAAATAATAAATATGGCACAAGCTATTTCAGAAAGACTTCTTCAACGGGCATTAGGCCCGCTAGACCTGTCATACGCCTATCAAAAAATAGACGCAGTTTCTAGGCAACTAGCCGCTGAAGACAGGGCGAGAAAGCAAGAGGCTGCCAAACAGTATTATACTGAAATGGCGTCAATGAATAAAGAGCGTGCAGGGGTAAGGGCAATTGACACTTCAGAGGTTGCCACAATGTATAAACAGTGGGCAGAAAATGAGAAAAAGCTGTCTAGGTCTCCTAATCTAATCCAGAAGAATCCAGAAGAATACGGAAGAATAAAGTCAGAATCTGATGCGTTGTATGGTAAATTGCTAACAACAATAAGAGCAAGTAAGGAAGTAGCAAAACAAGAACAGCAGGATTTAGCAAAAATTGCAGACCCTAAAAATCTTGACTACTTTGAGCCAGACGCTGTTTCGCTGTATAGGAGGGATGTAATTAATCAGCCAGTTTCTTCTATTATAGCAAATGGAACAAACGATTTAACTAGGTATTACGCAAAAGAAATTAACGGAAAAGATTTTTATACAAAAACAAGCCAAGACATTTCATCTCAAGGGGTTCAAAAGGGTTATGAAGTTCAAGACCCTACATACAAAGATGCATACGGAAGAACAAGAGTTATAAAGTATGGAGACATGCCTATTGACGCAAAGATTAAGGGCGTTGTATTGGCAAACCTTGAAACGCAATTGGGAAGAAGGTCTGGAGCATTTGCTAACCAGCAACTTGACAAAGCTATAAAATCAAAAGATTTCGAAGCTGTTGCAACGGAGTATAACAAATTCTACGACCCAGCAAATCCGGATGGGTTTAAAAAATATGGACTTCCAGAGGTTAAGGTTTTAAGGTTTGATGAATCAGTTCCAGCAAAAGAACTATTTGCAAACTATCTTACAGCAAAGGAGTTCTTAGCAAGAAAGCCTCTTCCTATAATTGGACAGCCAAAGTTAGGCGACATTGAAAGAATGAAACTGCAAAATCAGTTTGCATTAAATAGGTCTTTTGCTTTGAAGGCAGCAGAAAAGGCCTCAAAAGAATTAAATATATATTCTCCGCAAGCCGAAATTGAGGCAATAGCCGCAGCTCCATTGGGGCAAGATGCAAGGCAGATGGCAATAAATTTTACAGAGAATTATAATAGCAGATTTAGTGGAGAAAAAATATACCCATTTGTTGCAGCTGAAGCAACTGTATTTAGCGGAACTCCATACGAAACAGCTCTTGATTTAGTAAAGTCCAAGTTTGACCCAAAAGGTAAATTTATTATTACAGCTGACGATGACAGAGTTTCAGCTAATAAAAAAAGAAATTCTCTTGCTGATGCAATAAATGTTGAGAATAAGAAATACGGTATTCCTCTTGTAAGCGGAACGGATATATCAGAAGGAAAGGTTTTTGTTAAGCAAGTTTCTGGAGCAGGAGGAGAGTCAACAGTAGTTGCATATCCTATTAGAAATAAGCAAGCCGTAACAGAACTTAGCAATGGAGTAATACTTTCCCAAATGACTCCAGAGCAAAAGAGGCAGTATGTCCCTACTGGATTTACTGGAGAAAAGCTAAAAACAGTAGCACCAAAAGGGAAAGTAACAGAAGCGCAGAAAAGAGGTCTTTAAATATATATAAATGCCAGACAACAAGGATTACATATCAAATACCTACAATGCTATTAAAGAAAAGGTAGAAGGCTTCAATAGAACTCCAGAGGAATATAGGAAGCTAATGTCGACTGACAGCAAGTATAGGCAGAATGTGTATAATACCTTAAAAGAGAAAGTAGAAGGATTTGAAAGAACTCCTCAAGAGTTTGATAGTTTAGTCATTGGCGTGTCGCAAAAAGAAGTAACACCAAAAGCTGATGAAAAGTTTGGCCCACTTCCTGCAAAGACTACAATCTCCCCAGAATTACCATCATTTCAGCAGCAACAAGAGACAATTAGAACTCCATTAAAATATGGGCAAGCTGCAGCAAGAGACAGGAGTGAAACAGGTAAACTCCTTGCAACAACATGGAACAATTTTGTTGGTGGTGCTGAAAGTTTATTAGCAGGAACAATAGCAAGGGGAGCAGGAGCTAGTCCTTATGCCGGACAACAAGCAATTTCCGAGGCGGTTAGAACTGGCAAAACAAAAACAGTAGGAGAAACAATAAAAGAAATTAAAGAAGCTCCAAAAAAACAGGCCGAAATAGAAAAAGAGGCGTATAAAAAAATAGAGCAATTGGCTGGAGCTGTTAAGTCTGGTTATGTAACTCCGGAAGAAGCTCAAGCTATTTCTGAAATAGATTTTACAAATAAGAGCTTTACCGACAATGCCAAAGCTTTATTCGCTTCTGGAGGAAGACTTGCATTTGACATACCAGCAGGAATTGCTACAGGTGGCACATCTTATTATTTGCAGTCTTATGGGGAATCCGTAAGAGATTATGACAAGATGGTAGAGAAAGGGCAACTTGAAGCCAATCCATTAGCAAGAGAGTTCTACGGGAATACTGTAGGACTTGTTAGCGCAGCGTTAGAGAAGTTTGCTATTGATAAAATATTTGGAGCTGGGCCTGCTTTAAAAAACATACAAAGAAAAGCTGTTGCTAATGTATTTGGCAAAATTGCCAAAAGCGGAGCACCTCTGTCAGCAAAAGTAGCAGAGAATTTAGTAGAGAATGAAATAAGGGCGCTATCCGCAAACATAAAAGCAAAGGGAGCAAAAACAGTATATTCTGCTGCCGTAGAGGGTGGTACAGAAGGATTGCAGACTGCAATGAGTGAAGGAGCAAAGATTATTACAAATAAAATACAAGGACAAGAGGTATATGACCAGAAAGAAATTGTAGACAATATTGGAAAGAATATATTTAATGCATCTGTTGCAGGTGGAATATATGGTGTACCAATGGGAGCCGTTGCATCGTTTGGTAAAAATGTAAATACTAGTGTACTTAAGGACATTGCTGAAGCAAAGACTGATGAAGACTTTGCAAAAATTGACAATGACCTAGAAGAAGTATTTGTTGCAAATAAATATAGTCCAGAAGAGAGAGAAGCAGTTTCTGCAACAGTAAAGAACTATGCTAGAATTAAACAAAAGTTGCCTCCGCTTACTCCCGCAGAAGTTCAAGTAAAAGTAATTCCGCTAATTGAACAAAGGGACACAATTGACAAAGAGCTTGAAACTAAGAAAGCAAATGCAGCAAATTTGGATGAGGCTGTAGCTGCTGATGAGAACTCTAGCATAGAAATGCTTGAAGCAAAAAGAGCGTCAATAAATGATGAAATTAGGTCTGAAGTTGCAGGTACAGAGTTTACATACTTTGAGCAAGATGGTAAGTTTTTTAAGCAATTAGGAGAGAATCAGCCAGAAGAAATTACAAAAGCAAGATTTGATTTAGAATCAATAAGGCAAGAAGACAAACAATTGGCTCAAGACGAGGAGGATGCTCCTACTGTGCTTGACATGATGGACAAGCCTGTTATTATAAACGGGGAAAGAGCAACGCTGATGCAGGAGGGCCAAACTGTTGTTGCAAAAGTATTAGGTAAAGAAAGGATTATTGAGGTTGGGAATATAGATGAGATTGGGAATCAGAAACTTTCTGATGTTGGACTTACGCAAGAAGAGTCAGCAGTTTCACTAAGCGATGCTGGCAATGTTGTAGTAAGAGGAACAGAGTTTGTAAACCTATTTACAGACCCGTTAGCGGCAATTAACAGAGATGCCAATGGAAATATTGTCTCAGTCAATCTAGAGACAGCAGATGGCAAGAAAAGGACTTTCAGAGGTGCTACAGCTGATGATGTAGCCTACCAAATAATATTAAAGAATATAACCGAAAACAATGAAACAAGACAACAATTTGAAGACTTCGTTGAAGCCAATGAGCCAATCAAACAAGAGCTCGAATCTGGACAAGTTGCAGAAACTACCATTGAAGCAACGCCTTTCGTTGCTGAACAAGTTCCTGCTGTCACAGAAGAAGAAGTAGCTCCAGCTAATGAAGTAGAAAGATTAAGGGCGGAGGAGCAAAAAGAACTTGCGGCGGCTATTCCTAATATTGAGCAATACAAGGTTGATGGTGTTGTCGACAGAACTAAAATAACAAACGAGGAAGAACTTGCAAAGTTTGATGAAATATACAACAAGTATGACAAACTTATAAGTCCATTACTTGAGCCAACAAAGGCAACTAAGCCAGTAGAGGTTGTTGTAGAACAACCTAAAGTAGAAGAAAAGCCTGCTGAAAAGAAGCCAAAAATGGTTACTCAAACAGGATTGCTTGTTCCTGCAAACGGAAGGGTTGTAATGGTTGGAGAAGCTAATCCAGAGTTCCAGAATACTTTTATTGTTCTTGGAGAAGACACCACTATTGAGATGCCAGATGGAGAAACAAGGGATGCTACGTTTGCTGTTGTTGAAATGGATGACATACTTGCCTCGCATGATGAAAACTCTTTTAACGATACAGATGGCTACCCAAGCCAAAATGGGATGAACGCAAATCCAAGGAACTACAAGACGGATGCAGTTGCAATGGACAAGGTTAATAGGGATGCTAATAACCTAAAGCCATCTATTGTTATTTCTGATTCAGCAACTCCAGAAACAGGAGTTCCAATCATTACCACGGATGGAATTGTTGTTTCTGGAAATGGAAGGACAATGGCAATAAAACTTTCCCAAAGAATTGCTCCAGAAAAGTATGCCGAATATAGAAATAACTTAGAGAAGAGGGCGGCAAAGTTTGGAGTTGACCCTGCGGAGGTAAAGAAAATGAGGAATCCAGTATTAGTCAAAGTAGACACTAAGATTAAAGAATATTCTATAAAAGAACTTGACGCATATAACCAAAAGGCGCAAAAGGGAGAAAGTCCAGTAGACAAGGCTATTAAGAGAGCAGGAATAATTACTGCTAATCAGCGATTAAAAGATGGAATACTTAGGATTATTGCAGGCTATAATACAATGTCGGAATTGTTTGACAACAAGGCTGATAGGAGTGCAATAATAGATTTGTTTGAAGCAAACGGAATAATTACTGCACAGGAAAGAAGTGAGTATGTTGGGGCGAATAAAGAGTTGACAGAAGATGGCAAGGACTTGGTAAACGATGTTCTTATTGCTACAATAATCAGCCCAGAGGTAATGAGAGCTACAGACAATGTAAAAAGTTTTAAAAAGAATATTGTTAACGCACTTCCTTTATTAACAGAGAATTATAAAAATAAGGATTACAGTCTTGAAGAGTTAATTAACAATGCCATACTTTTACAATCAGACATGGTTTCAAGAGGCTATAAACTTAATGAGTTTTATGATTTTGTAAGCCAAATACAGATGGGAAGGCCGCATAACCCAGACGTAGTTGTTATGAATAGGATGATTGCAGAAGGGCCGAACAAGTTTAAGGACTTTGTTAGAAAGTATAATGTTGCGGCAGAGACATCAGAAGGTGGTATGTTTGCATCAGAAGCACTAACCAGAGAACAGGCATTAGGGCAATTAGCCAAAACAGAAGACAAAATATCAGAAAATGAAAGGAAAATCATTGCTAGTCTTGCAGGCATCTATGCAGAGTATGAACGAGGACAACAAGCAGGAACTTCTAAAGTATTTGAGCAACCCATCGTTGAACAAGTTACGGAGCAAGAAGCAGCAGAGTTCCCAGAGTTCGTCAATGGACAATTCTCAAACCCCAAGTTTGAGCAGCAATACCAAGACGAAAAAACCACAGCCTTCGGCTTCACCGAAACAAGGGAGCAGTTCGTTGCTAGGAAGTTTTGCTAACAGGATTAAGTCATTTATAAAAAAATAAACTATGCCACTAAAAAAGCCAGAAGGCAAAAGTAAGAAAGCGATACAGTCTGCTGTTTCTGCAAATATTCGGGAGCTGAAGAAGTCTAAGACTAAGCGCCCAATGAAACAAATAGTAGCCATTGCTCTACAATCAGCAGGAGTTAAAAAGAAGTAATATGTCACTTTGCCCAAATAAAAGTTCAAAAGAGTGGAAGGATTTATCAGCAGGACTTACAGAAAGGCTTGCAGGTAAGTCGTCTGCCGAAATAGATGCAGTCGCCCATATAGCTTATATATTAAAAGCTGATGGTAGTGTTCCATCCGTAGATGAAGCTGTAACTATTTTAACAAAGAATGGTAAAAAGCAATTTACAGAAACCGTAAAGGTGGCATCAAAGGCATTTAGGACTGGAGCTGAACAGGCAAGAAAAGATGCATTTCTTGCTGGGCAAATGAGACAGGGTAGAGACATGGCTCCTAAGATTAGGGCATTAGAAGACAAACTTGCTGAAGGTAAAATAACAGAGGCTGAATATAAGGAAAGAATTAAGGAGTTAGAATACGAAGGAAGGTTTAAGGAGGCGGAAGCAAGACTCGCAGCTGAAATAGAAGGAAAGAAAGCAGGAAGAAAAGAAGGAGTAAAAGAGCAGACTGCATTCCAAAGAGAGTTTGCTAAAAAGATTTCTGATTTTATAAAGTCTTCTGAGAAACTAAGAGGGACGCTTTCTACAAAACAAGTAGAGGCTGTAATAAGAAAAGCATCGTCAATAGGAACTAGCGACAAGGCGTTTAAGAGATTTAATGAATATTTTGAGAAAATAGTTTCTAATGCTAACTATGACAAAGACCTTAGTACGGGAATTTCCCTACAAAAGAAGTTGGTAAATCCATTTGCAGAAGCTGCTGATTTGATTAAGAGAATGAAAGGATTGCCATTGGAGTACTTAAGTTCTGAAGATTTGCAAAAGTTCAATGCAATAGCAGCGAATTATGTAGCATCTAAGGCAGCGCCAACATCTGCGCAATATAGGCCATTTGATGTAGCGCAGGCTGAAAAATTATTTAAGCCATTGGAGATTGCTGCAAACGATGCAATAACAGCTGATGTAGAAGACGCTTATGGAGTTGCTGGATTAACTGATGAAGAGGCCTTAATACTTGATGAATTTATGTCTTCTGAAGACATGGATGAATATGCTAAAAACTTAAGCGAATCTAAGAAAAAGGCATTAAGAACAAATCTTGAAAAAGTTGCCAACTATAGTCTACTTGGATTAAAAGAAAAGCTATACACAAGTTCAGCTGAATTAGAATCCTTATACGGGAAAGAATTTGTAGACAAGCTTGAAAAGATTTCAAAATTGGACGTTAAGTCAATAGATGAAAACAATCAGCTTGCCGAAGTTATAAAAACAGTTGACAACATAATCGTAAACAATTCTAATGCAAATGTAAACAATGCATTAGCTATTGTTCTTGCAGCAGAAAATAACCAGAAGCTAAAAGAAATAACAAATCCGGTAACAAAGTTTCTTGTTGGCGGTTTTGCAAAATTCTACTATGACACGCCAATAGTTCTTCAAAGAATATTCGGTAATACGAAAATTGAAGCTGCTATAAGAAGACTTACTGGAATGGATGATGTAATTACCGCTTCTACGGATGCCGAAAGAATTGTAATTAACAAGGTAAAAGAGTACCAAAAATTTAGAAAAAAAATAGGGTTAGACAATTCAGCTGAAACTGACATTACAATTGGCGTTTATGCTGATTTAATAAATGTAAAGAATGGTTCGCAAGATGCTGATTTCTTAAATAATAAGGCACAGTTAGAGCAATCAATAGATGCATACAATAGTAGTACAGACCCGGAAGACAAATATATAGGAGAGCTTTTGCAGTTTTTATACGATTCTTCCGTAAAAGAAAGCAATACCCTTGCTGACTTCAAAAAGAACTATTCAGCAATGCACTCAAAAGAAGTGCAAGCTGCTGAATGGGTTAATGAGAATGTATGGAAGCAGAATGAGCAAGAGTTTAAGAAACATGCAGAAGAAGATTTGAATGAGACATTTGATGCTGACGAAAGAGAGAATTACCAACCAAGAAGGTATAAGAGAGTTAGTAAAGAGGCTGAGCAGTTTGACCCGAATGAAACAATATTTAAGAATAGTACACTAAAGCCAAAAGAAACAGGAAGAAGCAAGGAAAGGAAGCTAATAAATACCATACCTAAAAATAAGGCAGTTGAATATAGGTTTGAATTTAATACGTTCAAAACTTTTCAAGAGCAGTTATTTACAGCAAAATCTCATTTAGGGGCAAAGACTTTCCATTATATGTCCAAGAATGATGCTGCCATGCAGAAGATTTTTGGAGGCAGAGTTAATGCTGAATTTTTTACAGATGCTTATAAGAAACAGTATGAGTTGATGCGCTATGGAAAGAAATCCGTAGACGAGTTATTTAAGTCTGTGATTATGTCAGCTACTAGAATAGTAAAAGATTTGGGTTCTTCAATAGCTTTAGGAAGGCCAACTCAGGCGCTTTCGCAGGCTACTCCGCTAGTGCTTGCGGCAGTACGGAACCCAAGGTTTATGCTACAGATTATTTCTAAAAAAGTTCCCACAAACATAGAATTGTATAACCTTGCCCCAATTGGTTCAAGGGGTATTGAAATGGGTGCTGCTGGGCGTGCTGAAGAATCAGAAGCTTTGACGTATTCTAAAACACAAAGAGGTGTAAAAAAGGTAATTTCTAATGTTTCTGATGTCACCTCTAAAATAAGGGAACTTGCATTGACTGCATTGACTAATACTGATGTATATGTAGCAAAAAAGGCATTTGCAGCATACTATCTTGAGTATATGAATGATGTTGCAAAAATACCTACAACAACAGCTGATTTAGAAACGGAGCATCAAAGAATGGACGATGACAGAAGGATGGCGTTGTCTTATGCGCAGCAGTCCGTTGACAAAACACAGGGCGTTAGTACAAGGGTATTACAGTCTGAATTTAAGAAAAATCAGACAGGCTCCTCCTATGGGGAGATTGTAAAGAACATCATAATGCCATTTAACAACTTTAGCTCAAATACAAAAGCTAGAACAATTGAAGATGGCGCAAAAATAATATACGGAAATAGAGCCCAAAAAGTTGAGGCCGGAATAGATTTAGCAGGAACAGTATTAGAGACTGCTGCTTACCAAGCAATTAACGTATTTATTGTTTCTGGAATATACAGGTTTGGGGTAAAGGAGGTTTTAAAGAAGGCGTTTGACATAGAAGATGACGAGGAGTTTTATGAATCTCTTTCTGGCTCATTCAGAAAATATTATACTTACGTTTTAAGAGATTTGACTGTAAGCGGAGTTGGCCCGGCGGTAGAAAGCGCTGGTGTGTATGTATTGAATAGGGCGGCATACTTATTTTCGGAAGACGCATGGAGTGACACCGGAAAAGACTTTTTTGAATGGCTAAAGGATGAGCCAACTTTTCAGCCTTCGTATAAGCCAAGAAATACATCAGAATTTTCGTTTTATGATGGACTTGGGGTATATGGAATACCGTTTGAAACTGCGCAGAAGTCAATTTCTGACATTTCTTATAGCGTAAAAGGTGTTGCTGAAGCTCCTGTTTCGTTTGAAAAAAAGACAGAAAAGGTAGGAAGCAGAACTGACATGTTTGGGGTTACTACAAAAGACGTAAAACTTACTGACGAACAAAGGAGATTCTTCCTATTTATGGGTATTGCAAATGGGATTTCAGCGCTTAGTGGATTCCAAGACGCTGACATTATGAGGGCAGGAGAAAAGCTGAAGTCTAACATAAAGAGAGGAGAAAGAATTAAGCAGTTCCCGGTAAAGCGTTCAGCGCCTAAAATTAAGGGTGGAATTAAAACTCCAAAAGCAGGAACAGGTGGACTAAAGACAGGTCGTTAATATTCATTATATTTGTAAAAACATAGAATATGCCTTTTGTAGCAAATTATACTGTGGCTCAAGGACTTGATTGTAGCCAATTAATCATAACAGACACCTCAAGTTACTCCACGGAAGCCAAGGTAACATTCACCTATAGGAGACTTTACCTGTATAAAGCTGATGGTACAACCATCAAATTCCCTGCTGGAAGCACAACTGATTACATCAATTTCAGCTTTGCAGGCTACCCTACAGACCAGATTACGATTACAGGAATTGACCAAGACTACGGACTTAGGGTTGTTATGGAGCTGAACTCTTCAGCACCACAACCGGGTAGTATATACTCAAAATCAAGCGTTGTAGGCCTTACTTGCTATACAAATACAGCACTTTATGGCGTTGCACAGGTAGCAGCAGTTAACCCAGCTAGGCTTGAAGACCCTGTTTTTTATGAAAGCTGGAGCGAACTTCAGACAGAAAGAGATTCTGCGGTAATGGCAGCCACTTATGGAGACCAGCTTGCTTGTGACGCTTCTCTGAAAAGGGCAAAAAATATTATTAACCAATCAGCACTTAGATTCTAATGCTTAGTAATTCAACCATAACAGATTACATAAAATTAGCTGATGTCTCGGTGTTCCTTGGAATGGACGAGTTTCAGAAAAAAAGGTATTATAAGTGGGTTGACGAAACTAAAAAAATCAGAGTTCTATACATGGTTAATGAGGTTGTCCGTTGGGGGCAGCCGTACTTGACTGGTACTCAAGGGTTTGACTTAGTAGGAAACTATTTATATACTTTGTTTGGGCAATGGATTCTGCGTGCTACTCAAATAGCCGGGACAGGTTCTGGACTAGTAGTAGGAACTCCAGTAATCCCATCAACAACTCCGGGGGCAGCAGGTACATTGACAATAGTTGTAGGTTCTGTGGGAAGTGCAATACCAGCAAACTCAAATACTTATACTAATGTTCTACTTGCAAATAGGACAATAATAGTAGTATTGGACAACTTGGTTTTGCAAACAGTCGGAACTCCCGTAACATACATATTCAATAATGTTACTGGAACTATAACCTTCAGTGCCCCTCTTAGCTTGAATCAAGTGTTGACAGTAATATATATTTAATATGGTAGTACAAAGTATTGGTCTTGTAACTGATTTAAGAAACCAGAACAAGAATATAGGCGTATTGTATATAGCTACTGGACTTGTAACCGCAGGGGACAATAATGGTGGTGTATTCTGGTGGAATCCATCAAGCACAGCAGCTGATGATGGGGTTGACGTTATTCAAGTTACAGGTACTGCAACGGGAAGGTGGGTTAGAATTACCGACAATAATAACTCCGTACCTTCTTCTAGGACACTTACAATAAATGGAGTAACATACGACCTGTCAGCAGACAGGACATGGAGTGTAGGGACTATTACAGGGAGTGGTACGGCTAACTATATTTCAAAGTTTACCAGCTCAAGCGCTTTAGGCAATAGTCTTGTTTATGACAATGGTACTAGCGTAATGGCAGGAACCACTACGCCTAACGTCTCTTTTACAGGAAAACTTATAGTAGCATCCGGAACAAATACCGATTTAGAGATTAGAAGTACCGGAAACCAATCTGCTCTTCATCTTTCTCTAGGAACTACAGACACGGACATAAAGCCTAGGGTTGAGTTATTCAATAGCGGTAATTTTGGTATTGTAATGTACAAGCCGGGAGTTGTAAACTCCAATTACTTGATGTACTACGATGCTGAGTCTGTCTCAAATAGGTCTTTGTCATTCCAGACAGAAGGTCAAAACAGGCTTATTCTA